TTTCAATACATTTATTCATATTTTTTTCTATATTTTCTATATTTTTATTTGGGTCTATATTTTCAATACATTCATTCGTAACTATATATTCATTTTTTTCACTATTATCTATATTATCTATATTTTCATTATTATCTATATTTTCAATACATTCATTCGTAACTATATATTCATTTTTTTCATTATTATCTGTATTTTCAATACATTCATTCGTATCTATATTTTCAATACATTCATTCGTAACTATATTTTCAATACTTTCCTTGTTATCTATATATTCAGTTTGTTTAACTATAATTGGTATATTCATTTTATTTTCTAATTCAGCACTAGCGCCTAATATTTGTTTATTTGTATTATTACTTAAATGAATATTTTGTTGTTTCATTTTTTCAAGCTGTTCAATACTAATATTTTTCCTTACAAATTTACTCAACATATATAAATTATATAAATATTTTTGTTAAGTAAATTAAATTCCTTACGCTGATCTAATATAATAAGTAAGAGTATTTGTTTCTCTCTTAACTATAAACTTAGCACTAGTAGCATCATATACAAGATCAAATCCAACTGTCTTTTCATTCGCAGTTTCACGTAATCTAAGTGCAGAGTTTCCATTATTTATGATAGTTAATTCAGCAGATTCACCAACTTTAAGAACACTGCTTAAATCATCAGCATTAGGTAAATTGACTCCTAAAAGGTTACCTAATCCATCCATGTCAGCTGAATCATTAGGGACATAATAATTATTTTCATAACTAGGATAATTATAACCAGTATTATAAAACATACTGCTATCAACCATATATGGATTTTGATATAAATTAGTTGCATAATTAACATAAGGTTGGTTACTATTTTCATTAAAAATTACAACACCATTAGAAATATCAGACACGGTTATATTATTATTAGAATAGCTTTTAACGGTAAGTTCACATTGAAGCCTGGGATTTGCAGTATTCAGCAAACCACTTACAATAGTTCGAGGAGCATCAAGAAAAATGTTATTATTACTATTGAGTACAATATTTGTTCCGGAAATTATTTCAGTATTGCTCATATTTGTTTATATATTCATATAAGATAAAAATATTTTTCCTAATAATATTAAGATATTTTTAAAAATCAATATGTATCAATTACTATTTATTTTTTAACAAAATAATGGAAGTAACTTAATTCCTTATAAAATAAAAATAGTCCATATAATCGTAATTAAGTTCTAATCAAAACATCAAATATATTATAAAATGTAACTACATTATTTTGATAGTAATTTCGACTTATTGACACAAAATCATTTAGTCTAGGTTCTAGCATTAAGGTGCGTATTAATTCTAAATAATAATTTCTTACAAATAAATCCATATCCATTAAACTAATACGTGCTATATTTTCATTAACACTCACAAAAATATTATCATAAAATAAATATAAAGAAAATTCTAGTATTTTTTCTCGATTAAAAATAATGGGAAATGCTGAAATTATAAAATTTTTAATCATTGGCACATATTCTACAAAAACCCTAAAATTATTATTAGAAGGATCTGAAAAATGTAATTGTATATAATGATTTAAATTAAGATGAGCATGATTTAAAACAATTAGTTTTACACTATCACAATACAAATTACAAACATTATCTTCAATTTTTAGTATAAAATTATCACTTGTAATTTTATTATATAATATTAATAATTGACTATATATAGCACTAGTCGTAAAATTATCTATCAAATCAAATATTTTTTTTTTATCAAAAATAATATTTGTTTCTATAATATTACGATTTTTTTGTAAAAAATCTACTTCATTAATACCTGAAACATATCCACTACTATTTCTAATAATTAAACTATTAGGGTCATTAAATTCTAAGTCTGGAACTGACGAATTTGTTGTAAAAATTAATCTATCTGGTAATGATCTTGGTAATATATGTTCCCTATCTGATTGTTCAACTATTCTAATGTGTTCCTCAGGAAATAATGAAATAAAATTTACAATATCACTATCCATATATTATACTAAATTATTTTATGACCCTTATATCCTATTAAAACTTCCGTAATGAAAAATATTAAAGAAAAAATATATATATCATTTATTTAACCATTATTACATCGTGATAGATATTTATTTGTAAAATTCATGGTATTTTTTTGGTGAATTTATAAAATGTGCCATTAGATCTTTCCCTAAAATTTCAATAAAATGATTAGATAAAATAAAAAAACGATAATATATTTATCTTACATTTTGAAAAAAAATAAAAATAAATAAAATTATTATTTATCTAAAAAGAGGTTTATTGAAATAAATCGCATATTGTTCATATTTATCAAATTCCATTGATTTATATTGCTCTTTATAATATACAAGCATATCTTCGTATTTGTCTAAATCCATGGTTAGCACAGGAATAATTGGCTTTTCAATTAATTCTTTATAGTATGTTGTTAGTATACGTGATAATAATTTAATTGCGCTAAATACTACTACATCCCATATTGAAATATCGATTTCAATCGGAATTGGTTGAATAAACCAAATAATTATTTGAATACATAAATCAACAAAAAAATTTTTATCAAATTGTAATGTTAAAAAATCATTATGAATTGTTTTTAATTCGTGTGCTAATTGTAAATAAATATATGATATATGAACAGAAATTGGATAAAATTCTATATTTTTATTATCATTTAAATATTGATAAAAAAGTTCACTAATTTCTTGGTTTCTTGTAGTGTATTGGTCATCTATTTCTAAATCTAATATAAAATGAAAATCGGGACGATTATTTACAGTAATATCTTGATATAACATCATATTAAATGCTGTATATATAAATTTGTGATCAATAAGTGTGCCTCTTATAGGTTTTAATTGAGTGCTATAGCTATATATATTATTTTTAGTCATAATTATACCATTTATAATTGTATCTATTCCATAAAAATTTTCATTATATTTAAATATTCCATTCCTTTGAGAAAGCATTGGATCATTACATTTTTTAAGAATCCAATTCATTAAAATATGGTATTCATTAATATTTGTTTCAATTTGAGTATAATAACAACTCATATCTTTATAGTTATGATACATCTCTTCAAAATAGCACAACTCTAAATTTTTTTCAGCATATATTCTATCTATGTATTCTGTATGATGTCTCAATCCATTCATTCCGCCTTTCATTCCTACTATTGTGCGATCTATTGTTATATTCTCTATAAAACGCAGACTATAAAAATAAGGATGTAGAAGTGCTTTATTAGCACACCATCTTCGTTCAACATTATTATCTAATAGTTTAATCAATAAATCATGTCCATCTACGCCAAATGTATTTACATCTAATAAATAATCACTTAACGGAACACCATATTCATCTTTAACATATATTTTATCATTAATTACATCTAGACGCATATAATCTCTAAAACATAAATGAACCATAGAACTTGCTAAACTAAATATATCTGTTGAAAAACTAATTCTATGATCAGGGGCTTGTATAACAGAAGTTGTGCTATAATCAAGAACTTGATGTGATATTGGACTTAATCCTATAAATTTACTTATTCCAAAATCTATTAGTTTTATATCATTATCATTCAACATTATATTCGGTAATTTAATATCATTATGTAAAAAACCAAGTGAATGGATAGCATTTATCGATTTTAATAATTTATAAAATATTATTTTATATTGATCAGCATTTAATTTTCCCTGATTTTGTTTATCATCGTGTTTAACACCTATACTTATATTATGTAAAGTTGTTTCTAATCTTTCTAACACTAAATAGACATTTTCTCTATTATCACTAAAATAAATACCATAAAATTTAACAGTGTTTGTTTCAGGAAACTGATTTAATAATTGCAACATAATAATCTCTTTTGTTACATCTTTATCTAATATTTGCTCCCTATAATTCTTTTTAAATTTTTTTAAAGCTATTGGAAAACCATTAATTGTGCCAAAGACAATTTCTCCATATGATCCTCTATCCATTTCACCAAGGGTTTGGTCAATCGTAATTTCATCTGTTTTAAATATTTTAATACATCGCTTTCTTATTTTTTTTAATGGCATTAATATTATATTACAATCAAAAGATATTATATTCGCACAAAATCAAGTAACATACCACACATTTGTTAAATATATATATGAGGACTAATATACCAAAGTTTTCTTTCATCATCCCATTTTCCAACTATATCTTTAATTTTTCTTTATCGACATAATAAACATTTAAATATATACGATTGTTTTCCATATTATATATTTTTTGAAATACCTATTTTTGAAAATTGAATTAAATCATAAATTATATTTTCATCTTATTCATAGTTATAATTTTCTTAAAAAAATAGACACAAAATTATAGAAACCTATGGGAAGTGTCATTACTGACAAAGTTAAAACTAAAAATTAATGGATATTACTCCATACAATAAATATGAATGGTTTAAATAATTATGTATCGCATTTTAATATCATTTTATGTATCATTTATAATCATATAATTAAACGGTTGCGGATATGTTGTGGTATAATTTAAATATATAGTAAACTGTCCAGCACTAATTAATACAGCATAAGCGTTCATTATTTGAGGTGGAGTATTTCCGGCTAATGTTACAAATATTTTTGAACTTGTAGTTATTTTACCGTTACTTACTATATGTTGAGAAACTCCAATAGGAATATTATCATTACCAACTTTAAAATACTTTATTAATGAACCATCACTTATTTGTAATCCATTATTCACAATCAGATTATTATCTACCAATACATTATTACTTACATTAATATTACCATTATTATTTATATTCCCTACTGTATAAATATTGCCATTTAAATATGAACCTTCTAAATTTATTGTTACATCTGGAGCATTTATTATGTTATGACTACTAAATGTAATATTACCATTAATTTTTGAATTATTTATATTAAAATAACTTCCTATAGCATCGAGATTTCCTATTAAACTAATATTTCCAGTCTGAGTAATATTACCAAAAATTCTACAATTATGTAGGTTAAGGTTTTGAGAGTTCATATCTAGGTTTCCTATTAAACTAATATTTCCAGTCTGTGTTGTGCTACCAAATATACGGGAATTATCTAGGTTAAGATTTTGAGATATCATATCAAGATTTCCTATTAAACTAATATTTCCATATTGAGTAGTGTTACCGTATATCCGCGAATTGTGTAAGTTAAGGTTTTG